AGTCCGATATTATTTTTTATTGCAATTAGTGTTTCAAATAACACTAAAAATAGTTGGAGATTTTTATGAATGATTTATTGAAAGAAGCTATTGCAGATGCAAAAGCCGTTAAGGAAGTAGCATTAGCAAACGCTAAATTGGCATTGGAAGAAGCATTCACTCCGCGTTTGCAGTCTATGCTTTCCAAAAAGTTGGCAGAGGAGGCAGAAGCCGAAGAGCCAGTTGAGGAAGGTGAGGGTGAAGAAGAAGCACCCGTAGAAGAATACGGATTTTATAGCGAAGGTGATGATGAAGAACCTGCTATGGAAGAAGGTGAAGGCGAAGAAGAAAAGGTTGAAGAAGCCGAAGAAGAAGAAGAAAAGGTTGAAGAAGCTGAAGGTGAAGAAGAAGAAAAAGTTGAAGAAGGTGAAGATGAAGAAGAACCAATGGATGAAGAATTGATGGAGATTATTCGTCAATTAGAAGAAGACATTGATTCATCCGAAATCGGTGGCGGTGACAACAAGAAACCTTCCGCAGTTGCATCTGATGACAGCACAGAAGATAAGGGTGAAAAACTTGTTCAACTTGTTGAAGAAGAAGATGAAGATTCCGAAGAAGTTGCTGAAATCAAAGAAATTCTCCGTGCTCTTCGTGAAGAAGAAGAAGGTGAAAAGGCAGAAGAAAAAGTTGAAGAAGGTGAAGATGAAGAAGAAGTAGACATCAAAGAAGTTCTCCGTGCTCTTCGTGAAGAAGAAGACGAAGAAAAAGTTGAAGAAGCTGAAGAAGAAAAGGAAAAGGAAGTGGCAGAAGCAAAACTTCGTGAAGCTTATGCTGTAATTTCTTTCTTGCGTTCTAAAATCAATGAAGTCAATCTTTTGAACTCAAAATTGCTCTTCTCTAACAAGTTATTCCGCAAGCATTCACTCAATGAAAAACAAAAAATGACTGTTATCGAAAACTTTGATCGTGCATCAAGTCTTCGTGAAGTTAAATTGGTCTATGCTACACTTTGCGAATCGTTGAGAACAACAAAGATTAAACAAATTAAAGAATCTTTCGCGTCAAAACCAACCGCAAGTACCCGCCCATCAAAACCAATCTTGAATGAAGGTGATGATATGGCAAATCGTTTACGTAAATTAGCAGGTTTGAAATAATTTTTTAAGGAAAAAACAATGAGTATACAAAATTTATTAAATACTTCTGGGAATCCCCACAAGCAACTTATCAAAGAAAACAAGCAAATTGTCAATAAATGGGCAAAAACTGGTCTTCTTGATAATTTGAAAAACGAATATGAAAAGAACTCTATTGCAGTTCTTCTCGAAAATCAAGCAAAACAACTTATCGACGAATCAAGCAGAACAGGTACAGCAGCTGGTTCAGAAGAATGGGCAGGTGTTGCACTTCCATTGGTTCGCCGTATTTTCTCTGAAATTGCTGCGAAAGATTTTGTTTCTGTTCAACCAATGAACTTGCCTTCTGGTCTTGTGTTCTTCTTGGACTTCAAATATGGAACAGCACAACCTGGTTTCACTGCTGGATCCGGTAAAGATTCACAAGCTGATTCAGTATTTGGTGTAACAGGTAAAGATGCAAAAGATGCTGATCCTTCAGGCGGTCTTTATGGTGCAGGTCGTTTCGGTTATTCAATCAATGAGGCACAAATAACATCTACAAAAGCTGCTGCATTGTCTTCAACAGAATTTACAACCGGATCTGTATCACACTCAACACCATCATTGTTCCAACATGACACAGAATTTAAAGATGCTTACTCTGCATCACTCGCAGCTGGTCATATTATGACTATCACAGTTCAATCTGCATCTTTCACAACACCTGATCTTGAGGCAGTTCGTGCTTTCAAAGTATCTGGCTCAACAATTCTTGGTTATTTCCCACAATACACAACAACTGCAAACAATGGTTCAACCATTACTTTCGTTGTTTCTGCTTCTGCTGCTCCTGCAACAGTAGGTATTGCTTATGAGAAACAACCAACTTCCACAACACGTAATGACTTTGAAGAAGGTTCAGCTGGTTCAGATTTGGGTATACCAGAAATCAATCTTGAATTGCGTTCAGAGTCCATCGTTGCTAAAACACGTAAGTTGAAGGCAGTATGGACACCTGAATTTGCACAAGATTTGAATGCTTATCACTCAATTGATGCTGAAGCTGAATTGACATCTATGTTGTCTGAATACATTTCACAAGAAATTGATTTGGAAATTCTTGATATGTTGATTAAGAATGCACAAACAACAGAAAGATGGTCAGCTCGTATTGGTCGCACATATGATGCTTCTACAAGTGCATTTGGTGACTATTCATCTGCTCAGGCACAGGCATCCGCTTACAATCAACAAACATGGTTCCAAACACTTGGCACAAAGATTCAAAAAGTATCAAACGTAATTCATCAGAAAACACTTCGTGGTGGTGCAAACTTCCTCGTATGTTCTCCACAAGTTGCTACAATACTTGAATCAATGCCTGGCTATGCAGTTGATGGTGAAGGTATGAAATTCGCAATGGGTGTTCAAAAAGTTGGTCAATTGAATGGCCGTATCACAGTTTACAAGAATCCTTACATGCTTGAAAATCAAGTTCTTGTAGGTTTCCGTGGAACACAATTCCTCGAAACTGGTGCTGTGTATGCTCCATACATTCCACTTGTAATGACACCGTTGGTATATGATCCAACGAACTTCACACCAAGAAAAGGCGTGATGACTCGTTATGCGAAGAAGATTGTTCGTCCAGAGTTCTATGGTCTTATACAAATCGATTCTCTCGGTGACATCTAAACCGTATTGGGTTAATAAAAATAAAGGAGTGAGAAAAATCTCACTCCTTTTTTGTTTTTTTTTTTATTTTAATTTATATTTATTTGTGAGTGTTCAAACGGATCACTTTTTTTACAAATATGTAATTTTTAGTAATAATGGGAAATTGATATGAAACAGACTAACAAAAAGAGAAGACTGTTTGAAGACGATGAAATACTTGGAACTACCGATGTTCTAGGTTTAAGTAAAGTTCCAAAAGATGCTGCAAAAGCTGCTATTGGTGCCGGAACAAAAGACGGTGATCCAAAAGACGATGTTGCTGCTGGTAAAAAAGTTTCTATTGCTGCTAGTGCATTGAAAGCAGCACAAACAGAAATTATTCCAGAGAAGGCACTTGGTATGGCAATAGGAATGATAAATAAAGTTGGAATTTTTAGTGGAGGTCCTGGAGGAGATTTGGAATCCATAATTTCAGCAGATAATTATATTATGGATGGACACCACCGTTGGGCAGCAACATTTCTTGCGGATCCCGGTGCAAGTATTACTGCAACTCAAATAGAACTTCCAGGTAAAGCACTTGTTAGTGCACTAAATGTTGTAACAGTAGGCCAATTTGGTCGTGGTGGTAATGCTGGTAAAGGAAATATAGCTGATTTCAAAGGTCCTGTATTTGCAAAAATAATAGACACATGGAAAGAAAAGGGATATAAAGATGATAAAGGGAATGAAACAAAACCAGAGGATGTAACTAAAGCAATGGAAACTCTTGGTGGTGGTGATTTCGAGGCCGGTAAAAAAGTTGTTATGGCTAATGCAGATAAATTACCAAAAGAAATTATGCCTGGTGCTCCTGCAAGAATTGAAATGCCGGTTATCAACGGTAAAGAAGTTGATGGTGTTGCAAAGGCAATTGCAGCTGGTGAAATAGATATTAAGCCACCATATAGTCCAGATGTAAAAGATAAAATGGAATCGTATTATCAAATGCGTCGTGGATTAAAACCATTAAGAGAATCTGTTATTAAAAAACTTGTTGAATATAATACTAAAAATAAAAAAAGATTACAAGAATCTTATGTTAAGAAAGTTAAAAAACAAAGACTTCAAGAAAAATTAACACGATTACTTAAACCAATTGTTGCTGAAATTCTGAATAGTAAATTAAAGAAAAAATAATTTAAGCTAATATTAAGAAATAAAACCCCATACATTTTTATGGGGTTTTTTATTTTTGTTAGATATTTATTTTATGTATGAGATTATTATTATAGAAAGTTGGAACTAATTTACATGAAATCTAAAATTAAAAAATCAGACTCATTGAAACATCTTGTAAACGAAGTAATGTCCGAGCAAAACATTACATCTAGATTTAATACTGTAAATAGTGGAGCAGTATCACTTGATGAACAAGCGATAATTTCATTGTTAAAATCCAATATTTTTACATTAAATGAACAAAAGGCATTAAAAGTATTATTTTCAAAAACAAAAACAAAATCATTAACAGAAACTACTGTTAAATTATTAGATGAAAATGTCAATATAATATCCAATTCATCGGAAATAGAATTGAGATTGAAAGAAGGATTTTTTGGGGATATATGGGATGGTTTGAAAGGTTTGGGTGATAAGGCAAAAGAAGCAATAGTAGGTGGTTGGAATAAATTAAAAAGTATATGGGCAGAATTTAAGGAACTTGTCCAAGAAGTAATCAATTCAGCAAAAAATGGTTTGTTAAAATTATGTAACATGGGCGCAAATGTTGGAAATGTTGGGAAAGAAATGGTAGGCAAACTTAAAGATAAAAAATTAATTGCTGATCCAGATTTTATTAAAGAACTCAAACAATTAAGTGATACATGTGGTTGGTGGAAAACAAGTTGGTTTCAAAAATGGGTTGTTGCACCATTCTGGGAAAAAGATGTATTAGCAGGAAAAGGAACTGTTGATCAAGAACCTAAAATAGATTCAAAGGCGGCAGAACAAGGTTTGACTGCTATACCGGCATTAGAAAGTTTTATCAGTAAAAGAAATGAATTACTTTCAAATAATAAAGTTGTAACCGAATTACTGAAAAGAAATCAGAGAAGAAATACTCTAAAAGAAGGATATGCGGTAGAACATCTTGATGATGCTATAAAAAATCCAGCATTAAAAAAAGTTGTTCATTATGCCATAGAATTGATACAATGGGTTTTTATGCCATTTGCTAAATTAGGACAAGTTGTTGCAAAGTGGGTAGGTCCAAAGGCACTTGGAGCTTTTTCAAATTTAACAAAAACAGTTGGTGGTCCTGGTGTTTATGGATTTGAACTACTTGGAACTCTATTTGGTGAAATAATGGAAATTTTTGTTAAAAAGAAAACTGGAGAAATAACAGTAGAATTAGTTGCAAAGATATTATTTCCTGGAGTTGGTGTTGGGGTTGATATAATAAAGGCAATACATTATGCATTATTAGCATGGACAGTAGCAAATATATGTATAAATTTAGTAGATAGTGTAGAAAAAGTAAAAACAGAATCATATAAATCAACTGGTAAATTCAAAATAAAAGAAGGTAATTTACTTTATATTAAGAAGTAATTATACAAAAATAAATTTTAATAAGGGTGACATTTGTCACCCTTTTTTATTTTCACTTTGCTATTTATTACAAATGGAAACTCAAATTCAATACATAGACATCATTTCTTTGGCGGTATCAAGTATTGCCACACTACTTGGTGTGTTTCTTTCTTGGTTTCTCAAATACAAATATGGTGAATACAAACAAAAAAGAATTGACCGAGAGATTTCTCATTCCAAACTTATCCAAACCATATTAGATCAACTGTTAGAAGAATATAAATGTCAGCGTGCATTTATACTTCAAAGACATAACGGTGGTAAATACAAGACAGGCAAATCCATGACCAAACTCTCAACCTCATTTGAATCACTCGATGAAGGGGTTAGCACAGAGTTTAAGCAATATCAGAACTTACCGATGTCTCTTTACTCAAACTTCGTTGAAGATGTAGTAAATCATAAGGCGGTATATCCTGTTGTAGATAATATAGAGGACTTAATTACAAAAGCATTTTTTTCACAGAGAGGGTCTAAATCAGCAGTGGTTTATCCGATACGAAAAGGATCGGAATTTATCGCTATTGTAGGTTTTGAATGGACCCATAAAGTTGAGAAATTGGATAACATATTATCCGAAATTGAAGCTGACGTAAAATCAATGGGAGATACCCTTTCTAAATTATTATAGGAGCCATTATGTGTTCTGAATATAACGAAGAAACGAATAACAATGAACATTTGTTGAGTGAAGAAGAAGTATCAAGTCTTAATACAACTGGTATAAAAAAAGGAAGAAAAACTATTAAGAATAAAATACAGTTCCAACTTACTCTTAATGACGAACAAAAGAGGATAAAAGCTGATGCTCTTCGTGATACAATTTCAGTATTTGTTGGTAAAGCTGGCTCTGGTAAAACATTACTTGCAACACAAATTGCCCTTGAATGTTTTTTCTATCGTGAAGTTGAAAGAATAATAATTACAAGACCAACGGTATCGAATGAAGATTTAGGATTTCTTCCTGGTAATATAAAAGAAAAAATGGATCCTTGGGTATCTCCTATTCAAGCAAATATGAATATGTTATACCATAAAGAAAAAATTGAAAAGTTAATGGCTGAAGATAAGATAGAAATTGCTCCTATCTCTTTTCTTCGTGGTAGAACATTTGTAAATTCTTGTGTGATAGTTGATGAATCACAAAATGTAACCAAACCACAAATGGAAATGATATTGTCTCGTCTTGGTATAAATTCAAAAATGATTTTAACTGGAGATATATCACAAATTGACTTAAAACAGAAAAAAGATTCTGGTCTTCCATATTTATTTAATATGAAAGACAAGATAAATGGATTGGGGGTTTATGAGTTAAAAACAAACCACCGTCATCCTATTGTTGATGATATATTGAAGTATTTTGAAGAAACAAAAACCGAGAAGTAAATGACAGATATTCCTATTTGGCCTGGTAGTTCAAGTTTTACAACTGGTAGCACACCGTTTGGAACATTTGATAACGATGCTGATTTTCAAGCAGAAGCAGATCCTTTTGCGGATTGGTGTGCTAAAAGATTGGGTTATCCACTTGTTGATGTTGAATTGCAAGATGTAAATTTTTATACTTGTTTTGAAGAAGCAGTTTATGAGTATTCATATCACATAAATCAATTCAACATACAACAAAATCTTTTGAGTATAATAGGTGCATCTACTGGATCAAATTTAACACAACGCAACATTTCAACTGGAATGGGTCCACTTGTTCAACTTGCAACCGAATATGGTAGTGAAACTTTTACTAACGGTAATGTTAAATTTTATTCTTCATCTATTGATATTACTGTTGGAAAACAACGATATGATTTAGATACACTAATACGTGATGTAAAAGTTCCAACCGGTTCAATAGAAATAAAAAAAGTACATCACTATTCCCCACCGGCTTCAATGAGATTTTACGATCCTTATTTGGGAAATCAAGCAATGCTTGACACATTTGGGTTCGGTGCTTATTCTACTGGTGTATCATTTATGTTGATGCCAATGTATGCAGATTTGCTTCGTATTCAAGCAATAGAGTTCAATGATTTAATGCGTAAATCTGCCTTTACATTTGAAATAATAAAAAATGAACTTCGTATATTTCCAGTACCAACAAAAAATTTCAAATTGTGGATTGAGTATATTGTAAAAGAAGAAAGAAGTAATCCATTAAAATATCCGGGTGGACAGGTTTCTGATATGTCAAATGCACCTTATGATTATATGGTTTATTCACAAATAAATTCTCCGGGAAAAACATGGATATACAGTTTTGGTTTGGCATTAGCAAAAGAAATGCTTGGATATATTCGCGGTAAATATGGAAGTATACCAATACCAAATGGTGAAACAACTCTTAATGCTGCCGATTTACTTTCTGCAGCAACTGCAGAAAAACAGGCATTGGTAGAACAATTAAGAACTATGTTAGATACAATGACCAGAAGTAAATTATTAGAAGCAAAAAGATTAGAAACTGAAGCACTTGCAGCTAGTTTGAATGGAACTCCTTTATCAATTTACATAGGATAAAATAATGCCATTATTTCATGGAACCAGAGATGCTGGACTTGTTCACAAGTTTAATATGGAATTGGTCAATGATATAATTGATACAGAGGTTGCAGTTTACAAACTTTCATTGGAAAATACAAAAACAAATTTGTATAATGAATCCGATAAAAAAGTATATCACAGTCCTATCAAAGTTCCGTCATTGATAGATTATCAAGCACAGACATATGAAGGAACTGAATTTGGACAAGACTACCAACAGGCGGCAAACTTTGCATTTATACGAGAGTATTTGAAAGAGGTTGATATTTTTATTGAAGTTGGTGATGTCATAGAATATAATGGTGATTTTTGGGAAGTTGATTCAATTCAAGAAAATCAATTTTTCGGCGGAAAAAATCCAGATTATTCTTTTGCAACTGAAAAATGGGGTCATAATGTTTCTATTATTGCAAATACACACTTGACAAGACGTTCAAGAATACATATTGAAGAATTTAGACCGGCAATTCCAATTGATAATAATGATATACCGAGCAACATATAATGAATAATTCTAGCAAATATAGGAAACCACCACTTCGTAGAACAAGTGATAGTTTTATAGATGACAAAAATTCTATACAAAACCCAAGAACTGATTTAGGTTATAGGCGAGATTTACAAGTAAGACGGGATAAAGATAAAACAAGAAGTCTTGGAATTACTTTATATGATGTTGATTTTGCAATAAAATCGTTTATCGATCAAAAAATGCAATTAAAAGTTGAAGATGGTGGTGAGAATATATCGGTTCCAATCATTTATGCAAATTCTGAAAAATGGGCATCTATTCAAAGAGATGGTTTCCTAAAAGATAAAAAGGGAAAAACACTTGCACCATTGATTACTTTTCGCCGTTCAAGCGTAAACATTAAATCGGAAATGCGTAGAAATAAAGTTGCTAATGTAAATCAGATTGCGTATTATATGAGACAAAAATATAATGCAACAACACCATACGATAGATTTAGCACTCAATATGAAAAGAAAAAACCCTCTGAATACTTTATGACTCCTATGCCAGATTATGTTGATATTTCATACGATTTTATTGCTTGGTGTGAATATCAAAATCAATTGAATTACATTGTAGAAAATTTTGTGTATTTTAGTGGTCAATCATTTGGTGATAAAAACTTTTTCAAATTTTCTACAAATATGGATAGTATTGGAATGGAGAATAGTAATACAACAGGTCAAGATAGAATTGTCCGTGCTTCTTTTCAGATTACTGCTCATGCTTATTTATTACCAAAAGATGTTGCTGCTCAAACAACAACAAAGAGATTGGTTACTGCCAATAAAATTGTTTTTACATCCGAGGCATTTAGTGATATAAATTCTATTCTTGCTAGAGAATCCGCAGAACTTTCTCAAAATAATGATGAATTTGGAATTTCAAATTCCGATAGAAGAAATGTTCTTCGCATTGGTAAAAATGAAAAAGGATTTGGTAAACTCAATAAACAAACAGATGAAGAATTAATACATTACAGAGAAAAGGTAAAAAGACTAACCGATGTATCTATCAATAGATCTCCGGATGTTTACCCAA